GTCCGCTTTTTCCTGTGCACTTAATACTGAGCCGCCTGCCGCCTTGCGCGCCAATGGCGTGGCAATTTTGTCATAGGGATCAAAGCGGGCAAGGCGGTCGAGACGAAGCCCCGCCCGGTGAAGGTCGCGGGCTTTTATCATGTCGATGTCGATGATGGTGCCGTTCAGTTGCCACGCATCGCGGAAGGTCCGGTCAGACGGGTGGGTGACGGTTGCCGCGTCACGCGGAACGCCGTCGCCTAAGTCGATGAAAGTTTCAGGCGGCATTTTTGATTTCCTTGTTTTGGGTCAGGAGCCAAGCGTTGCGGTACTGTCGATCGGTTGGCACCAACGCCCGTTTGGTAATGACAAAGCGGCGGCGGTTCCCTGTCGGGAGCGACCACACCGCGGCCGGGACATCTTTCTGCAACAGGTATTCCATTGCCTGCTCTTCGGTCAGGGCATGGATAACGCCGTCGTGTTCATGGGCCGACACTGGCGGAAGGACATTGCCGTGCATCGCCATCGCCAACCACATGGGGCTGGGCGTGGTAACGTGAACGGGCGCGTCCGGATCGTCCGGGTCTTCCCATACAATGCAATATCGTGGGCAGGCGGGTTTGAGGCCGCGTTGCGTCAAGGTGATCTCGCGTTGCCACAGGTTGAGCGTTAACGCTTCGTCGCGAGTCATGATTGGTGTCATGCCAGATCCCCAACCATACCGACATGGAGGAAGCCAACGTCGATAGGCGTCCCGCCACCAGACATACTTATCGTCCTGTATGTCGACGCGGTGGGAATGGCTTGGCCTGCGTGTATCCACGGGCTGTATGTGTTTGTGGAGGACACGGAGCCTGTTCCGTTTGTCGCACCAAATGACGAATAGTTTGCGTCTGCCATCGGGTTTGTGAAGGTGTGGGTGTAATCTCCGGTTCCATTATCCGTAACGCTACTGATGTTGAAGCTGTTGCGGTAGGCAATCGCACCAAGTCCGTTCAAGTTTCCCCAGGCTTTTACCGCAACCTGTCCGGTCAGTGTTACGGGGCCCGTGCCGGCCTTGTCCGACAGGGTCGCAATTTTCAGTTCACTCATTACACGATGCTCCATGTGCTGCCGGTCGGGACGGTAACGGCGAACCCGGTTTCAACGGTGATCGGACCGACGCTCATGGCGTTGATCGCCTGATAGATGGTGTGCGTGCCGACCCCGGTATCGGTGATGTTAATCGCCGCACCGCCGTAGGTTGCGGCCAGTTGCAGGGTCGATGCAGTTACCCCGACAACGTAGTATTCCGTTGCCACAACAAGGCCAGTCGGAAGGGTGGCCGACGAGGACACATAGACCGTATCGCCATTGGCGTAACCACCGTCGCTACCGATGCTCAGGGTGTCGGCGGTGGTATCAACCGCGAAGGGGGCGGCATGATCCGCCACGGTGATGTTCTCGGCGATGGTCTTCGCGTTGGTGCGAAGGGCGCTGTTCGTGCCAAGCGATGGCCCGCCCCCGGCAATACCACTCAGGCCGGAGCCATCGCCTGTGGGGCTGAGAATATCCGTATCGATGGTCAGGCCGAGTGTGGCGCGGGCCGTTACGGCATCCGCATCATCCAGCACCGTCGCCATGAAGGCGCTGGCCGGATAGCTTCCCGGATCTGCGGCAGCTATGGGGTTGCCGCTGGCGTCAAAGGCCAGATGGGTATTGGCTCGCGACGCAAGCGCGGGCAACGTGAGGGACGCGGCGGTGTCCGTCGTTGATAAAAACAGACCCCGTCCGATCCTGTCCTCGATCTCCTGAATCATGGCGATGATTTTGTCCAATTCGTCATTGATGACCTTGGCCCGAAATTCACCTGATTCCTGAAAATCCGATTCCCGTTTAACCACCAGATCGCGCACCAGTGTAATGGTGGTGTTGGCAGCCGGGGGGCTGACAAAGGTGATCGTTCCGCCGCTGTCTGCCCCCGCGCCTGTAACCGCGTAGTGGGTTGCGATCGTCTGTCGGGCGCTATCGACGTAAACCTGAATATCCAAGTCGGTAAAAATCGGGAACGGGTAGGTAAAGACCGTTTGTGTCCCGTCTCCGGCGTATTGGATGCGGGGGCTGACATCACCGATCTTGATGTGCTCTGCCATGCTGCTTTCCTTCCACTGTATGACCTTCAACTGTTGTGACGTGATTATTTTCGCGCACGTCTTGCGGTGGTGGTATCCGCGCGGGACAGTTGATTTGATATTCCCGCTGCACCGCTGATGACCCGTTGACCGATTTCGAGAAGACTTGATCTGGCAGGCGACGGGCGACCGTCGTCGATGGCGGTTCTGTCCCGCCCGTAGAACCAGTCCTGGTCCGCCAGTCGTCGTTCCGTCTCGCGTTGCAGGTTCGCCAGAATTGCATCCGCGGACCGACTGCTGGAAAATCCCGAGGCACCAAACCGTGCCCGCTGTGTTGCGACGTCGCGCCGTAACTGATCGCGTGCCTGTCGTCGCGAGATTTCACGTTGCTTCTCAATACTCTCCAGTTTCACCCGCGCCTGTTCCGCCATGGTCCGAGACTGGCTCTTGGTCTGTTGTCTCGATTGGACCACGGACAAACCGGTCGAAGCCGCACTGGTGATGGCGGCAACGACGGCAGGCTCCATTCCTGTCATGTGTGTTCTCCTTCCGGGAGGCTGTTGTTCTTATCCGTTTACTGAAATTTCCGCCGCGACGGAGAGCAGCGTGAAGGGCAGCGGCACGTCATGTTCAATGGTCCACAGGGGACGGATACTGCTCTCCCGCCATCCAAAAGCCCTGATGGTGCGGTCCCCGGTGTAGGCGGCAGGCACTGAATCAAGAACGGTACCACCCATGCGTTTGAACGGAACGTCCCTGAACCCGCGCCCGGTATCCAGTCGCAGGGCATGACTTTCATGGAGTCGAAACGTAAAGGCGACCGGGCGAAGCTTTGCCCCCATTGATCCGCCAGCCTGTGTTTGTATGATTGGCGGCAGTGGCTCAATCAAGTGGTGGAATGACAGGCCAGCCTCCACGGTCGAAGCGTTGGTGTCGAGGTTGACCGCTCCGCCCGTGACCGTCCGACTCGGGTGAACGGCATTGTCTGCGAGGATGGCAACGGCCTGACCTTCAAGGTGATCGAGCCCGGACCACAGGCTTTTCGGTGTAACAGCGGCGCCCGTCAACGCGGCGTCTGTGTGACATCCTTCGTCAAACCGCTCGAGCGACCATGCCCCGTTTCGTTCGACAGCCACATAGACCAGATCGTCCGCGACGCTCAGCGAACGGAACGCACCGTTTGTTTGCTGTCGGCTCCACGCCGTTACCTGCTCGGTGCGAAACACCGTCACCGTGGCAATGGTTCCATCCGCATCGACCACATGCAGTTGCCGCTTGCTGCCGTGATAATCCAGATCAACCGGTTGGCCGATCATATGTGGGGCAAGGGTCGCCATGTCGTTTGACTGGTAAGCCTGCTCAACATCGGCGAACAGGAATTCGCGCAACCCGGTTCCGTCACGGGGCACGAACAGGGTCGCGCCGTCCACGTCCCGCGGCGGGATGGTGCGGTCAATGGGGGAGCCAATCCGGGTTTGGCGATTGAGCTGAACATTACCCGGTGTCAGGGGCTCACCCGATACCATCCACTCGGCGCCGGAGGTGAAGATCTGAAGGTGCCGCCCGGAAAAAACGGCGCGCAAGGCGTTGACCTGATCGGCCAACAGGGCAAATTCGATGGCCTCGTCATCGAGACCGCTGCCCAGACCAAAATTGAACAGGTCCGCCGACTTGGAGAGCCAGAGTCGGTTGGGCAGGTCCCGTGATCCGCCGATGACCAGACGGTCTTGATGAAAGCACAGCGCGACGGGCCATCCACGGAAGGCGGAGAAGGATTGCTCTTCCCAGTCTTTTGTTGCGGTGATTCCGCTTAAAGGTTCTTTCACACTGGCCTGCAGGGCAGTCGCGGAGGTGAAGGCCGTGATCTCTACCTCCTTGTCGTTCAGGCGAAAGCGGGCGCCGACATGGCTTGCGTCAAAAGTATCGGCCGACGCGATGAGGGTGATCGCGCCCGAAGTGCCGCTGGGTGTCAGGGTGATGCCATCATCGGCAAACTTGTGGTGGGGCTGAAAAATACGACCGCCTTGTTCGACGAAAGACCAATCGCCGAGGATCCACGCCGTATCGCTGGTGCGTGTAATTTTCTTTGGCGCCACCTCCGGATGAACGACCAGCAAGGTATCGGCGCTCTGCACCCAGTTGATTTGGTCCAGTTGGGAACTGCTCCACGGTGAGGGCTGGCTCGCGACCAGGATATCATCACGGTATATGTCCAGCGACAGGTCGCCGAAGGCCAACAGGTAAACCTGTTCGGTATTGAATTCGAACGTGACGAGCCGGGTTTTGCCGGGCAGGGCGCCCAGAAAACGAAGTCCCGGCCGACGGCGCACGCCGCCGGTGGGATGAATGAAAATATTGGACAGGGTTTTCGCGCCGTTGTCATAGGCGCGAAGGTCTCCCCGGCCCAACAGATGGGGCGAGATTTCACCCGCTGTAAAATTGGTTTTGTAGGTTCTCAGGCGTGCCATCATGCCCTCACTGAAATCAGGCTGAAGTCTTCGATGCGGCCAGGCGTTGCTTGTTGGGAGTCAATAATCTTGGCATCCCGGAAGGCGCCGTCGGCCAGCGTGAACATGCTGTTTGCCCGGCTTGTACTGTCCGTCAGGGGGATGCAGAATTCTGCCGCCAGTCGGGCGATGAGGGCTTGATCAAAGAACGGCGGGTATCCGGTTTCGTCCGGTCGGAAAATGTAGGTCAGGACAAGCTCGCTGGAATTCGCGTGCAAACGGTTCTCGGCAATGCGGTAGCTCAACCCCCGCCCCCGTCCGGTGGGCCCCGCCGACAATGCCCGCAGGAAATCCGCCGGTAACTGGAAAGCACAGGCGTAGTCGGCGACGGGTTCCGCAACGAGTTTCGGCAAGCTCACCTGCGCCGTTGCAAAATTCCACGGGTGGGACGACAGCAGACCGTCACGGACTGACGGATACAGGTTTACCGCGATTTCGGCTTCTGCGGAACCGTCGTCAAAAGACGTAATGCTTGATGCGCCGATCTTGAGCAACGCGCGCGCGCACAGGGCGATGGGGCCAAGCGCCATGGGAGACCTCCTGATCTAATCGATAAATGTAGCGGGGGGTCCGGACCACGAAAGTGTGTGGCCCGGAAGGGTGCTGCCGAGGCGGGTGGGAATAGATTACGCCCGCCTGTTTATGCCGGGCCTATACTGGCGCCATGAGCCCACCGGCCACCAGCGCGTCGATCACGGCGCCCAGTTGTGCGCGGCATTCGGCGTCAATGGTTGCGCCACCGACCGGATCGGCGACAAAGGTCGTCTGATTGGGTTCGATGCCAATGGTCACGATGCCCGCGGAAATACCTGCAACACCGACGACCCGGGTTGCGGCGGTGCCGTCGGTATCGGCGTTCACCAAAATAAGATCATTGGCGCGCAGAAGATCCGATGCCGCGTTGAAGTAACCCGCGCCGTCAATGACGGCCGCGGTATCAACTGAGCTGTAGTGCCACAACGTGAAGCCGTTGGCGTAAGCAAGAACGCTCAGATTTTTTGAAAGATAACTCATGTCGGACCTTCTCCTCAGGCTTCAAGACAGCGCATGGAAACCACGCCTGATGCATCGACAAGACAGGATCCCTGACTCATCATGTTGTTGATGAAGTGGGCGGCGCGGTCGCCGTGCCAAGTGACATCGGTCTTTACCTCGGAACCAATGGCATGGCCGATCGCGGTTTTGTGGTACCAGTAACAGTACCGGACCCCCGCCGATGCGGTCAGGCCCGAGTGGGGGATCCACAGCGCGCCGAGCCAGCGTTTGGCCTGGGTGCCACGCCACGGCAGTTCATCGTCGCCCACATAATCGGCGTTAGCGAATTCCTGTATGCCAAGCAGGTCGGACCATTGTTTCCAGCCGACGACAGCGTAGCGTTCTCCATCGTCCGGGACATCGGCTTCACCGAGCATTTCAAAGGCGTTCAGGGCCTTTGCCTTGGTCAGGCCATCGGTACCGGCACCGGCGTAGTTTGTTGAGGTGTCGAACTGGGCAATTATCAGTTCGTCGGTTTTGCGGCCAAGCGCATAAGCGCCTGCGCGGGCCGTCACGGTCCGCTCGTTGGTGTTTGATTTGAGCTCATCGAGGGAGTCCGCCCAGTCACCGGCGTAGTAATCGTAGAGCTGGCATTCAACGGGCGTGTGGTCGATGTTCATCACGGGGACCTTGCCATGCCGCGCCTTGGTGCTGGCTGTTCCCTTGCCAACCATCTGGAAGGTTGTGCTGGCACCAACGACGCTGTCCTTGGTGCGGACAGTGTTGCGCAGCTTGGAGCCCATTTGCTGGTATTGTAAGTGGACGTCCGCCTGATAATGTTTGACGAACGACTGTTCAACGGAAGTTGACATCGCTTTCTCCATATATTGTCGATTGAGGGTTGTTTGGGAGATGACGTTCCCGGTTGGGGGCAGATAACTGCCGCTATTCCGGCGTCTTGTGGTAGCGCAGGGCCATCCGGGGGGGTGGTTATCCTGCGCCCTGTGTCTTGAAATGACGGCGCTGAATTCTTATGTGCACTTCGGATCGTTTAACGCGCTTCCGGGGGTGGCAAATCCTGCGGCAACGGGGTAATCTCTGGGCAATTTCAAGGAACTTCACTTGGCCACCGGGTTGTTTTCAAATGCCTTTGTGGCCTCATTCATTAATTGCTTGGGACTAATTTGTGTCTAACGTAGCGAAGAAAAAGTCGATTGATAGCGCCCAGATTGAACGTGAGACGGCCGATCTGTTTAGTCGCTGCCTTCAGGCCTTTCATGTGTTCGCCGACTTGCAGCAATTGTCGGAAGATATGCGGGTTCTCTCGCTGAATGCCGAGCTTGCAGCGGGACGCGCGGGCGAAAAAGGGGCTGGTGTTCGGGCGCTGACGCAGTACACCCGCGAACTGGTAAACCGTCTAAACGGCTATTCGGATGAAATGGCCAAACTCAAAGGTCAAATGTATTCACACAGCGCCGACGCCATGCGGGTTCTGCGAGAGAACGGTATGCTGGAACGGGCAGAGGAAGGCGTTCGTGTTAGCGGCGCGGAAACGGACAGCGCCGCATTGGCCCTCGAAAAGGTTGGCGCTGCCCAGTTTGAATCGCTGGAAACCACGCTGGAACGGGTTCGTCTGATGATCGATTGCGTCAACAAGCTTGATAGTGTCAGCGGTGGTATTTCCAATGTCGGTTCGCAGGCCGCCAGCATCTCCACCAATGTCGCTATCGAGGCTGCGCTGGCAGGCCCGTTTGAAGGTGAGTTCCGTCAGGTTTCCAGCGCTATGCAGGAATATGTGGATCAACTGCGGGCCATGTCTGACAGTGCGGTTCGCGCAATTCGGGATGCCATCACCATCGGCCAAGACTTGCACATGCGCACCCGCGAACGTTTGAACGTGTCGTAACAGGATTACAAGGCAACGGGAACTCCCTTATGGATTGTCAAATACTCTACAAACAGGAAGATCATATTTGGTACGCCTTCGGGCAAGACCCTGCCAAGCCTGACAACATCATCGATTCCAACC